TATAACCTGATTGTGTAACTGCATCATCAATGGCTGGTATGCCAGTGTCGATAACTTCTTGTGAATACTTGAATTTCTCCAATTGCAACTCGTAGAAATATGGAATTCTGCGGCCTAATGTAAAGAAGTCTTTGGTGTGATCCACAAATTTGATTTCAAACAATTCGCCGGTGCCGTATAAGAAGGGCACATAAATCAAATCACCTTCTCTTGGTCTAGTGAAAGAATTTTGTGGTACTCTCTGCGAAAACGAACGCTTCGAAAGAATTACATTCGCACCGTTTCTAATTTCCAAACCAAACTTTGAAAAGAATTCTTTTTCACCAGTATATTCTAGTGAAGAAGATAGGTAGAATTCAATTGGAAATGCTGCTTTGAACTTCTTAACTGGATCTTCACCATAAAGAATATCTCTATCTTCTGGATTAAAAATAGGAATATAATAGGCATCAAAACCCATGATCTTGATTGATTCAACAATCAGATCCTCAACAACTCTTTGTTCTGCGGTAGAGTTATAATTATTAAAATATACTGAGGTTGCCATATTAGTTCAGATAGAATTCTAGTACACCACCATAGTTGTTTTCCATATCTTGTTCTAGGCGTCTAATTTCTTCTTCAGCATCCGCATAAATCTTATCGCCATTTAAAACAACACCACCTGGTAATTGAATTCCTCCGAACTTTTTGAGATTGGAACCCCATTGTTTACGAATTAACTCAGTGGCATATTCTTTAAGCCAACGATCATTCCAAACTCTTGCGTAGTAATCTGGGTTTAATGTGGTATAACACTCCAGTACGGCAATTGTACCGACTGGTGCTTGTGAAGAACCCCAGGCCCAATCAACGAACAGTCTTTGCATGTGTCTTTGGAAACGAATTGGAATTTCACCAGTGAACATGATTTCCAAAGAACGCAGATGTTGTTGTGTCAGTGTGTAATTGATGTAGGACGCTGCCGTAAAGTCGTATAATTCATTCAAACGCAACTGGTATCTCAAATCAAACATGTTGATTGTGGCAGAAGAATCTTGAATTGGGAAAATTCTTGTGACACCAAGAACTTCTGTTGTGTTGTTTGATGAGTCACGAATACTGGACATGTCCAAGTATTTGTTATTCAGATCGGTTTGCGTCAATGCATGAATATAATAAACCTTCTGCATACCATCAAAATGGTAATCTTGCCAGTATTGCAACGCATCATCGATTCGATCTTCTACTTGATCGTCATCGACGTTAATATCAATTACAGGGAAACCAAGTCTGCGTAGACAATAGTTTTTGAAATCGGTTCTTGAGGTGATAGCTGACATTTAATCTACCCATAGTTTTATTACGGTATTTATATGTTCAACGGACCTGGCAACCGAGGCATTCCTTCCTTAACAGCAACTAACCATGCGGTAGTGACACAAACATTCAAACTTTTCAACCAATCGTTTGGAAACCAAGTTTCTCTACGATATTCTTGAAATCTGATAGAAGTATTGTCAATAAAATTGGCCAAATAGGAATTGGTATAATATAGAAAACTATTTTCATTCCAATAACTTACATGTGTAGGATCTTGAAATGCACCACGGCCATCGGTACTTGGAACTTCTATGAATGCCCAACCGCCTGGTGCAAGAACACGATGAATTTCTGCCATGATTTTCGTTTTATCATGAAGGTGTTCCAAAATATGGCTTGCATTAAGTACACCAACAGAATGGTCAGGCAAAGGAATGCCATTATTCAAATCGAATTGGATGTCCGCTTCTTCACGAAGATCAATTGTCATGTAATTTGGTACTGCGTTTAATCCGCCACCAATGTCCACACAAAATAAATTTTGGTCTCTTGCATCTTTTTCAGCCAAAGCTCTCACATGTTGGTTGAAAAGTTCTTTTGTTTTGATTTGAATGGCTTCATTTCTTGCAAGCCAAGTATTATCGCCTGTAATTCTATAGATATAAAGAACTTTTGGTACTCTTTTCATCTTGGTGATGAGATAAGTTTTAATGCACAACTCATGGTCATCGCAAATAGGTAAATCTGGATTATGGCCACCGGCCTGTTTATAAACTTCTTTTCTCCATGAACGAACATGATCTGGTGCGTACCAAATATAACCTAAAGAATGACTACTAGGTTCAAAACTGTTCATTGCAATTAGTTCTTTTCCTTTGTAGTTATAGGTTCTGTAAGTCCAACCATAACTTTTATCGTACGGAATAAATTCACTATTTGTTTGTAGTACAGCATTATCACTGTAGACAAAACCAACTTCTGGATCTTGATAAGCTTTGTATAGTTCTTCCAAACAATCAGGGGTTAAGATATCATCGTGATCTGCTTCAACTAAAACATCACCTGAACCAAGATTGAAGGCTCTATTTTTTAATGCGCCAACATTTTTGTTGTCATCTTCTGATTGACATACTTTGACTCTTGAATCAGCTGCGATTGGTTGTGGTACATGTTGATATGTGAATTTATTATTGATGTAAAGAATCCACTCCCAGTTTTTATAAGTTTGATTCCTTAGTGACTCATAAAGTTCCATTAAGAAAGGAATGTTTCCGGGATCATGTTCAGGTGTGATAATACTAAATTTCATAATGTGTCAAAGAAGAATAAATGTATCAAGCGACCATCTTCTGGTGTTGAACCGAAATATGGTCCTGCGGAATGAATGCATCGAGCATCCATAATTACTAGTCTATTGTATATATTACCTGCGGAATCAGCAACATCAAACTTTGTACTATCATAGAAGTTGCCATTGAAAGCAAGGTCAACATCTGGTTCCGATGAATGTCTAGTACCATTGATTTTTGACCTCATAAGTCTTGTACCACTCTCCAATGGTGCATTCGGTGTCAAGTAAATCATGCCGGCCCACGTTTGTTGGTCGTAGTGATAAACTTGCGGGTCTTTTGCTGTCGTTATTTGAAAACAACCATTTGTTCCGAATTCTTCCCAATTTATAATTTTTCGGCCAATGATTTGTTCAAATGCTTTTTTCATTTCTTCTGTTCTGTATGGCTTGGTAGAACGGAGTCCTTTGTACCATCTCAAATCTTCATTATATTCAACTTGAGTTAAAGCAAAATTTCTTACTTCATCAGGATTTTTATAGAAGTTATCAACAATAAAGAGTCTATCATTTTTATTGTCATTCACTTGAAGTGGTGTTGCACCACTTTCTTGCACCTTTTCCAATGCAAATTGGTGCATCTGTTGAATTCTTTGTGTTGGACTATCATTGTACATTGAAGAATCAATGAAATTAACATATTTTGGGAAAGGATTTGTCCTTTCTGGTTGCATCATAATGCTGGTATACTTTAACATTTCATTATATTGTTCAAGATTTTTATGTAAATCTGCCAAACAATACCAATGGTCATTTCTACCTACTGCAAATTTATCCGCATTTAGATAAGATTTTATTGCGTTGTCATTTTCACCAAGGAATTTGTATGTGTCTCCTTTGAAAATTTCTGCAAGATAACACATCTCATCATCTCCACCACGCCAATAATTTAACACGTGTTGAATGTATTGTTCGAAATAGAATATGGTTCTCCGTGCATATTCTCTTTGGTGATCATTTTGCAAAGGAAAACCAGAAGAAGGAAACGCATCAAAATAACTTTTGCCAATGTACCAGAAATGATACATATTGTCGAGCATATTTCCTTCACGCATCATTTTTTCTTCTAGCACTAATGCGTGAAGTGCAAATTTAAGTGGATCTGACCAACTTTGGCCTTCATTAAATCCTATTTGTCTAAATTTATTAGGCAAATCATATCGCTCAAAGTTTTCTTTAATACCTTCAATGTCGCAATACACAGTTTCGTGACAAGGATCGTGGTTGAATCTCCAAGGTAGATTTGCATTATACATCCATGCGCGGTAATAAATGGATGTTCCTGCTACAGCAGGTATGTGAAACGATTGAATTGATTTATTGTCTAAAATAGACCAATCAAAATCATTATCAACTTCCAACATTTCATCACAATCCATTTTCAATATCCAATCGCAACCATGGTCAATCGATTGGCAATATTGAATTAGATGGTCTCGGTTCCAACCGAATCCTTTCCATCCTTCTTCACAGAAATAGATATGACCGTCTAATTTGTTTTCGACTAGAAACTGTTTGGCGATATCTGTTGTACCATCTGTTGATCCATTATCTTGCATCACATAGAAATCAACATAAGGTTTGCAAGATTCTAACATTCTGCGAATGACTTTTGCCTCATTCTTGAACATTGTAATCATTACGATTTTGGCTTTTTTCTCACTCATTATTTCACTCTTTTTTCAATTAAGTTCAAAATATTAAGGTCATTTTTTTGTTCTTCTGATGGTGCATATAATGCTCTCGATCTTTCACTAACGCCCTCGGCCGGCGGAACAAGATAGTACATTGCTATGCTTTTTCTATATATGTTGTCTGGACAAGTCATTGGTTTACTGAAACCGTGCCAAGAATTTTGTGATGTATCAAATAAAATCACACGATTGAATTTATTGTATACCGTTTTTACAAGATTCTTTGGTTGATTTTTTTCGTCATCATGTGACCAAAGTTCAAGATTGCCACCCCAATTATTATCCCAATTTGGCGTTAGATAATAAATTAGATTTAATTTTCTTTGTAATTTTAGTTTTGGATGTATAGAATAGTCCAAATGGACATTTAGTTTACTACCTTGGCCTTGAATGTGCCATCCTGCACCATGCAAACCGACATCTGGCAGTAAATCTTTGATGCCAGTAATATCGGTGATCGCGTTTAAAAATTGTGGTGAATTTAAAAATTGGAAAAACTGATAAGTTTTAGGTGGAAAGAAATAAAAATTATTACAAGTCTTTTTTATTTCTAATGGATTATCATACACGAACCAGTTTGGTGAGTTGTAATCCATGAATTCATTTGATAATTCTAATGCTTGTTCTTCATTCAAAAAATTATCAATAACATAGTGTGTGTATGGTTCTGTAAAAGAAGTTATCTCCATTTTGGTCCTTCAAACCATGCAGCAATACTATAACGAACACCTTTTGTAACTTTGTGTGCTCGGTGTCGAATCATTGAAGGAAAATAAATGACTGATCCTTGGTCTTTGAATTCTTTATCTACTGGTGCACCAGCTTCAGTTAGTTCAAGTTCTCCACCTTCATATGTTAATGGATCTGAAAGTTGCACAACACAACTCAATTTCCTATGATAGTATGGATCTTGATTATTCCAAAAAACATCATGGTGTTCTTTGTATTCGCCTTCATAGCGTGCGTCATATTCTGCAAATTGAACAAAATCCAATTTGGTTATATGAATATTGAAAAAATCATTGTTAGCTTGAAGTGCAGTTTTCCACAAGGCATCGAATAGATAACTAAAACGCCAATCACCAGAATTGATAAAACGAACTTTACTTTTTCTTATGCTGGTATCCAAAGCAACATTAATGCCGTTTACACCCACAACAGCATCTTGTGCTGGCAATTGTAATGCATCATTAATTATTTTATTACAAGTGTCTTTGCTTAGATACGACCTAAAGTAACACCATTCACCTGAATTCCAATTACCATTCATAACAATCCTTCATAATTTATAATTTCGATTTTATATATTCAATTTGTTTTTTTTGTTCTTTAAGTGCTTCGATAAGAAGTGGTATCATTTTTGCATATTTTACAGTGAGGTAATTTTCACCTGATATGCTTCTTCCATATTTATCTGAATCAAAAGGAGCTGGTGCAATCACTTCCGGTAAAACTTTTTGAACCTCTTGAGCAAGTACACCAATTTGTTTTTGTTTTTTGTCATAACCAAAACTTTTCGCCAATTCATTTGGTTCATAACTGACACCACTAATTTGTGACACTCTTTCTAATGCTTTGTCGATTGTGCCTTTTATGTCTTTTAGTCTTTGATCGGAGAAAAAAGCTGTAATGTTTCCTGTAGCTCTAACTTCACCTGCTGTAGCTGAAGCGGTGGTGTTAACACCTAGAGCTGTTACGCGAGTTACCGCCGGCGCAACACCTTGTGGACCTTGAACGCCTGTAGCACCTTGAACACCTTGTGCACCGGCAGCACCTTGTGCTCCTTGTCGGCCTTGAGCTCCAGCTATGCCAGTTGCACCCTGAGCACCTTGTGGTCCTTGTGCACCTTGTACACCTTGAGCACCTTGTCTACCTTGTGGACCTTGTGGACCTTGAGCACCAGGTGTACTACTACCTTGAACTCCTGCTGGACCTTGAACTCCTTGCACACCAGCTGCTCCTTGAACACCGGCAGCACCTTGTACACCTTGAGCTCCAACTAAACCTTGAAAACCAGCTGCTCCTTGAACACCAGCGGGAGAAACACCTTGTGGTCCCTGAGCTCCTTGAACACCAGCTGCACCAGGACTTCCTTGTGGACCTTGGAATCCAGCTGCACCTGTTGATCCTTGTGCTCCGGGTGGTGCAGTTCCTTGAGCGCCTTGTGGTCCCTGAGCACCAGCTGCACCTTGAGCTCCTTGGAATCCAGCTGCACCTGTAGCACCCTGAGCACCTTGCACACCAGCTGCAGCAGTTCCTTGGAAACCTTGTGGTCCCTGAGCACCAGCTGCACCTTGAGCTCCTTGGAATCCAGCTGGTCCAGTGCCACCTTGTGGACCCTGAGCTCCTGTTGTAGTGCCACCTTGAGCTCCTTGTGGACCCTGAGCACCAGCAGCACCTTGTACGCCTTGAATACCAGCTGCGCCAGGACTTCCTTGTGGTCCTTGAGCTCCTGCTGTAGTACCACCTTGAGCTCCTTGTGGACCCTGAGCTCCTACTGCTCCCTGTACACCTTGAACTCCTGTCGGTCCAGTGCCACCTTGTGGACCCTGAGCTCCTGCTGTAGTGCCACCTTGAGCTCCTTGAACACCTTGTGGACCCTGAGCTCCTTGAACACCAACTGCACCCTGAGTGCCTTGAGCTCCTTGTGGACCTTGAACGCCTGGCGTTCCAGTTCCTTGTGGACCTTGAGCACCTTGAGGTCCTTGAGCGCCTGCAACACCGGTTGCACCTTGAGCACCTTGTACACCAGCTGCACCTGGTGCACCATTAGTTACAGTGCCTGATGGTCCTTGTGCACCAGGCACACCTGTTGGTCCTGTTACGCCTGCAAAACCTTGAGCGCCAGCTGCTCCTTGAACACCAGCTGGCCCTTGTGCACCAACACCTTGTGGTCCTTGAGCTCCAGCTGGTCCTTGTGCACCAGGAACACCTACTGCGCCTTGTGCTCCTTGAACACCGGCAGCACCTTGTACACCCTGAGGACCCCGAGCACCAGCAGCACCTTGAACACCTTGATAGGTTGATTGTGGTCCTGTCCAAGTTCCAGTTGAATTGATAACACTTGTGGATCCAACAGTCAATCCATTTCTAACAACAAAAGCGTTTTGTGTTGCCATTTTATCTTAGTGCCTTTTCTAATTCTTCAATTTCTTTTTGTTGTTCTTTTATCGTTTCAATAATTAAAGGTACAATTCTTTCATACCTGACAGTTAAATAATTTTCTCCTGATTTACTTTGTTCATTTTTATCTATATCAAAAGGAGCTAAAGTTACAACTTCAGGTAAAACTTTTTGTACTTCTTGTGCGAGAACACCAACCTGTTGAGTATAATCATTATAACCGTATTTTTCAGCTAATTTGTTTTGTGTATAGAAAACACCACTGAGTTGATATAGTTTTTCACTTGCATTTTTAATTTGTTCAATATTATCTTTTAATCTAATATCGGAAAAAAATGATGTTATATTATCTGTTGCTCTAATTGTTCCTTGCGGTCCAGCTGCTGTATTAACACCTAAAGCATCAACTGTTGTTGCGAGTGCGCCTTGAGCTCCCTGTGCACCTTGAGGACCGCTTGCCGTGCCGGCCGCACCTTGTGGTCCTTGCGCGCCGGCCGCACCTTGAACACCAGCTGCAGACGATCCTTGTGCTCCCTGTACACCCTGAAAACCTTGTCTACCTTGAGGTCCAGCAACACCTGGAGCTCCTTGAGGCCCTTGAAAACCTGCTGGTGCTGGCCCTTGACCAGCACCTGGAGCACCTTGTGCACCTTGGACTCCAGGTGCACCAGGAGCACCTTGTGCACCAGGAGCTCCCTGTATGCCCGTAGCACCTTGAACACCAGCTGGCCCCTGAACACCTTGTGGTCCTTGTGCTCCCTGAGCACCTTGAGCACCTTGAACTCCGGCCGCACCTTGAGCACCTTGAGCTCCTTGAAAACCAGCTGGTCCTGTTCCTCCTTGCGGTCCTTGTGCACCACTTGGTCCTTGAACTCCTTGTCTACCCTGAAAACCAGCTGGACCTTGTGCACCGGCAACACCAGCTGCACCTTGAGCGCCTTGTGGTCCTTGAGCTCCAGATGTTCCTACTGATCCTTGTGCACCTTGACGGCCTTGAAAACCAGCTGGTCCTTGAGCTCCTTGTACACCAGCAGGACCTGTACCGCCTTGTGGACCTTGAAATCCAGCTGGACCTGTAGCACCTTGTGCACCTTGAACTCCTTGGAATCCAGATGGTCCCTGAACTCCTTGAACACCAGCTGCACCAGCAGGTCCTTGTGCGCCTTGGAATCCAGCTGGACCTGTAGCACCCTGAGCACCTTGAACTCCTTGGAATCCAGCTGGTCCCTGAGCTCCTTGAACACCAGCTGCACCAGGACTTCCTTGTGGACCTTGGAATCCAGCTGGACCTGTAGCACCCTGAGCACCTTGAACTCCTTGGAATCCAGAAAATCCTTGAACACCAACAGCACCTTGGGCACCTTGAACACCTGAAACACCTTGTGCTCCCGTGGCACCCTGGACACCTTGTGCGCCTTGTGAACCTTGTGCTCCCGCAAATCCAGTTGGACCAGTGACTCCTTGAGCACCTTGCACGCCAGCTGCGCCAGGACTTCCTTGTGGTCCTTGAGCTCCAGCTGCTCCTTGTACACCTTGTGGCCCCTGAACACCAGGTGCACCTGTGTTACCTTGAACGCCTGTCGGTCCTTGAACGCCTGCCGGCCCTGGTGCACCTTGAGCGCCTTGTGCACCTTGAACTCCTTGAGCTCCTTGTACACCTTGTGGTCCAGTTGTACCTGTTCCACCCTGTCGACCAGCCGCACCTGGTGATCCTTGCACACCTGTAAATCCTTGTGCTCCCTGTGCACCAGCTAAACCTTGTGGTCCTTTGATGCCTGCTTGAGAACCTATCCACACACCTTGATCATTAATAACATTTGTGGATCCAACAGTCAATCCATTTTTAACAACAAATGTGCTTGAATTGGCCATTATTTGTTCCTACTTTCAGCTTTTTCTAATAGATATGAAATTTTCATTTGTTGTTCTTTGATAGCTTGAATGATTATAGGCACAATTTTTTCATACTGAACTGTTATGTAGTCGTGTCCGGATTTACTTTTGCCATTATCATCAATATCAAATGGTGCTGGAACAACAACTTCTGGTGCAGTTAGTTTAATCTGTTGTGCTATTAATCCAACTTGTCTACTATAATCATTATAACCGTATTTTTCAGCTAATTTGTTTTGTGTAAAATAAATTCCAGACCACGATTGAATTCTTTCTAAACAATTTTCGAGTATTTGTATTTTTGTTTTTAATCTTTGATCTGAATAGTAGGCTGTAATATCTCCAGTAGCTCTAATTTCTCCGGTTGGCGGTGCAGGTGTGTTGACACCTAGAGCACTTATATTAGGTGATGTGGTGGTTGAACCTGCCACTCCTGGAGCACCTTGTGGACCTGTGCCAGCTACACCTTGAGCACCTTGTGGTCCTTGTGCACCTTGTGGACCCTGAGCACCTTGAGCTCCCTGTACTCCTTGACGGCCAGCAACTCCTGGTGCACCAGTTGCTCCTACGGTAGCTACACCTTGAAAACCTTGTGGTCCTTGAGCACCGGCAGCACCTTGAACTCCTGCTGTACCTTGTTGGCCTTGTGCACCAGCTGGACCTTGAGCTCCTTGGGCACCAACTGCTCCTTGGGCACCAGGAGCTCCTTGTGCACCAGGAGCTCCTTGAGCACCTTGTCTACCAGGTGCACCTTGAACACCGCCCACACCTTGTGCGCCTATGGCACCTTGAACACCTTGCACACCAGCTGGTCCCTGTGCGCCTTGAGGACCTTGAAATCCCGCCGGCCCGGTTGTGCCTGTTACTCCTGTCACACCTTGTGCTCCAGGTGCTCCTTGTGGTCCCTGAGCACCAATGCCTTGTGGTCCTTGGAATCCAGCTGGGCCCGTAGCACCTTGAGCACCTTGAACACCTAAAATACCCTGTGGCCCTTGTGCGCCTGCTGATCCCTGTACACCAACAGCTCCTTGTGGTCCTTGAGCGCCTGTTGTTCCTGTTCCACCTTGAGCACCTTGAACACCCAACACACCTTGTGCTCCGGGAGAACCTGTTGCACCTTGAGCGCCTGCTGATCCTTGAGCTCCTTGTACACCAGCAGGTCCAGTGCCACCTTGAGCACCTTGAACGCCCAACACACCTTGTGCTCCAGGTGCTCCTTGTGGTCCCTGAGCACCAGCTGCACCTTGAGCTCCTTGGAATCCAGCTGCACCTGTAGCACCCTGAGCACCTTGCACACCAAGAACACCTTGAGCGCCTGGTGCACCTTGAGCACCTGGTGCGCCTTGTACGCCGGTTGGGCCTATGGCACCTTGTGCACCTTGAGCACCAGGAACTCCTGCTACTCCAGGAACTCCTGTTGGTCCTGTTATTCCTGTTGGGCCAACAGCACCCTGTACACCTTGAGATCCAACAGCACCTTGTGCGCCTTGAAAACCAGCTGGTCCCTGAGCACCGGCAACACCTTGTCGCCCAGCTGCACCTTGAACACCTTGAGCACCAGCTGTTCCTTGAGCACCTTGAGCTCCTGGTGCACCTTGAGCACCTTGTCTACCAGGTGCACCAGCAACACCTAAAGCACCTTGAACACCAGCTGCACCTTGTGGACCTTGAGCACCCTGAACACCAACTGCACCTTGAGCACCCTGAACACCAACTGCACCTTGAACGCCGGCAGGACCTTGAGCACCAGCAAAGCCTTTGACATTGGTCTGTGAACCAATCCAATTGCCTGAAGAATTAATTACATTAGTTGAGCCAGAAGTTAATCCATTTCTGACTATGAAATTTGAAGGTGTCGCCAAGGTTCACTATCCCCTTAGTTATAAATTTTATACTGGAATCGCTGTTCTTATAACTCGCACAGTTGTTGCTGTTGCACTCGCCGGAGTAAATTGCAAGTTTAACACCCCTGTTGTTATTGAAGCATCAAAAGTTCCTAATGAAGAACCTGTAAATATTTCACCATATTGTGCCAACCAAACAGTTGTGCCATCGTGAACCACTCTTAATTCAATCACATGATAGGATGTACCAGCAGTCATTTGTACTTCATATTTAGCACTTCTAAATGTTGTTGTGGCAAATGAATCTACGTTTACTTGTGTAACTGAAGCACCAGTTGTAAATGTATTTGATGTAATATTGCCGTTTGTGTTAACGGTAATACTGGTATTCGATGTTAACGAAGAACCTGTGATTGATCCAGATGAAGAAATTGCGCCAGTAAATGCATCACCTGCTCTGTTGGATGGAGTATAACCAAGAGCATTGGTTACGTTGGCAGAACCAAATGTGATTGCGCCAGTTGCACCATTGAATGATGTGACACCGGAGTTTGTTACAGTGATTGTAGAACCTGAAACAGATGTGGTGATACCAGTACCACCAGAAACAGTTAATGTTCCGCCACCCGAAACAGAACCTGAGCCTGAACCGCCTGCAAGGTTAATCGTGGTTGATACTGCAACATTGGCTGCAGAAGTTACACGACCAAAACCATCAACCACCAAAACAGGAATGTTTGTAGAACCACCATATGTTCCTGATGTAACGCCCGAAGTTCTCAATCCAAGATCAATTGTCTTAGAAGAAGGATTCAGTACGTTGATACCATTAGCTGTTGCAGCGGTAATTGTAAATGTGTCTGCATTGGAAGTTGGTGTAATGTTTGTTCCATTTGCAGATATCGTGGTGAAACCTGTTTGAACCGCACCATTAGCCTTAGAGAAAGCTGCGTTAGCTTGTGCAAATGCTCCGTTGGCATATAATGCGGCAGAATTAGCAACACCAAATGCAGAGTTGGCATATGATCCAGCTGATCCTGAAGAACCTTGTAATAAATCTGTGCCAACTCCAGCTGATGCTTGTGTTAAATCAATATAAACGCCACGAGCAGTACCACCTTGTTCAAAGATTCTTAATTTGTTTTGATATGCGTCAATCGTAACGCCGCCACCAAGAGTGCCATTGGGTGGTTTATCTAAAAATATTTCACCGCCTTCATCACCACCAACTGGTAATACTATTAGTTTGCCTCCACTACCAATTTTAAGATCACCATTAAATATTGCACCACTTGTATTTGCAAGTGCATTATTTGCTTTCACGAAAGCGGAGTTGGCGTAAGAACCTGCAGAATTAGCTGCTGCAAAGGCTGAATTGGCATAACTACCAGCTGTTACCGCTTTAGAATCAGCAGTCGCTGCATTGGTAGTGGCCGTGTTGGCTTGATTGTATGATGCGTTCGCGTGAGCAAAAGATGACTGTGTATATGGTAGTAGATTTACACCATTGATTGTAGCTTTATCGGCAGTAACTTCACCGACTAAGATTGGATCGTATATTGCACCAGTGAAGTTAACTGTTGTTAATGGTTCGGTAGTTACATTACTAAAGAATTTCCATGTACCATCTGTTGCATCACGAACAACACCGGTGTGCTGATAACCAGTTGGACTTTGAATAAAATGTCCAACGAGTCCAATATCAACTGTATTGCCACTATTATTATTTGCAAGATAGATAATCGAATCGTTGATAACAATATCATTGGCACTGAAACTGGTTACATTACCACTAATGGTTAAGTTTCCTGTAACAGTTAAATCATTATTGAAAATAACATTACCTGTAACAGACAATGCTGTGCCACCAGTATTTGTGATCGACAACGATCCACTGGTTATGGAGTTTACACCACTATTTTGTAATGATGTGTTTGCCTTATTGAACGCTGCATTTGCTTGTGCAAAAGCACCATTAGCATAAACTGCTGCCGAATTTGCTACATGACTTGGTGTGTTGGCTTGTAGGAATGCAGCATTGGCTTGATCAAAAGCTGCATTTGCCTGAATAAATGATCCGTTTGCATAGACGCTTGCGGAGTTTGCAACACCAAATGCAGAATTGGCATAACTGCCAGCTGTTACTGCTTTGGAATCTGCCGTAGCAGCATTAGTAGTGGCTGTATTTGCCTGGTTGTATGCACTATTCGCATATGAACCTGTGGTATTTTGACTATCGTATGCCGAATTGGCTTTTAAGAAAGCACTATTAGCGTATGATCCTGCTGTCACTGCCTTAGAATCGGCAGTTGCTGCGTTTGTGTTTGCTGTATTTGCTTGGTCATATGCCGAATTGGCATAGTTTCCAGCTGTTACTGCTTTACCATCAGCTGTTGCTGCATCAGTTGTAGCTGTATTAGCTTGATTGTATGCCGAATTGGCATAGTTTCCAGCTGTTACCGCTTTACCATCAGCTGTTGCTGCATCAGTTGTAGCTGTATTAGCTTGATTGTATGCTGAGTTAGCATAACTACCAGCTGTTACTGCTTTGGAATCTGCCGTAGCAGCATTAGTAGTGGCTGTATTTGCCTGGTTGTATGCTGAATTAGCATAAGCGCCAGCAGAATTTGCTGCATCAAAAGCTGAATTCGCTTGTGTGAATGCACCATAAGCATATACATTTACTGAAGTTGCAAAATTGTATGCATTTGAAGCAGCAGAATATGCTGTGTTGGCTTCTGCATATGCACTATTCGCATATGAACCTGTAGTGTTTTGAGAATCGTATGCTGCGTTAGCCTTTGCAAAAGCTCCGTTGGCGTAGTTGCTTGCTGAATTGGCAGCATCAAAAGCTGAATTAGCATAACTGCCGGATGAATTTGCTGCGTCAAATACTATACCAGAATATGCGGTAGTTTGTTTCGTACCATTCGGGAATTGTAATTCACCAGATTTGGTTAAAACTAAAGTATAATTATTTGCACTTAAAGTAATTGGTTCTGTTGATGATAGTTGTGCACCAAATTTATTGAATACTAAAGATGCACTATTTCCACCTGCACCCCAAATGATGTTTACACTGCCCCAATAGTTTGGTGCACCAGCATTTGGTGCATTAAAGTAAAAATCACTTCCTGTTGGTATTGATATTGCGCCAGGAACAGATAATGAACCATCACTATTCAATACAAGATTGTAACTACCATTTGAAAGTTGATTTAAAGTTACTGTATTGCCGAGATAGATTGTTTGGCCGTTGATAGTAAAAGATGAATTTGCTTTATCAAACGCAGCATTGGCTTGTACAAATGCTCCGTTAGCATATACACCTGCAGAATTTGCCGTATCTCTTGCATACGAATCTACAATTGGTATTGAATTGGCTGCATTGAAGGCTGCATTAGCATGATTAAAAGCAGCGTTTGCGTAAGACGAAGCAGCTGATGCATTGCTTGTGGCAGAATTGGCTGCATCAAATGAAGCCTGTGTCTTATTCTGCATGTTTGTGATTGTTGTACCCGAAAGTGTACCATTTACAATCACATTATTTTTAAATTCACTTGTCGAAGATTCTAATACAACAATTACATTATCATCTTCTAGTCCACCAGAAACAAATCTGATTTGTTGTCCAGCAGTTCCTGAAGCAGTACCAATTACAAGATTACCACCAATTTGTCCTGTGTTACCTTGTACATAGAGATATCCATCTAGCCTTTTTATGTTGCCAAAATCAAGTTGTGAATTTTGAATACCTAAATCAACATAAAAGGTTGTGTCGTTTCCAACATCGGCTGTTGCAACATAATCCGATGAACCTTCGGGATCAATATTTTGTGCGTTTACTTGCACATAAGTATCTGTATTACCCGTAAACTGTGCAATCAGATTTGGCAATGGAGTTGCAAGTTGTGTTGCAATACCAGCATACAATGTATGACTGACAATCGCATTGTTTGCTGTAAGATTTTCTGTAACAAGTGCGTAATTTGATGTGAGATTTCCTGTTACAGTAACATTTCCTGATGCAGAAAGATCGACCACATTTAAAGTACCGGTCATTGTATCGCCGGTCTTGCTTACTTTACCACTAATATTTGTATTTTGTGTGGTGTTTATGCCTTCAATCAGTGTGAGGTTTGCAGATAAATCTGTTGCAACTGTATTGGCTTTGTTGAAAGCTGCATTTGCTTGATTGAAAGCAGAGTTTGCAAAAGTTAATTTGGCTGCAGGATGACCGCCTGGTGTTACACCATCATGAATAACAATTAAATTTCTATCTGTGTCAACCGTAGGTTCAGCACTAGCGCCGGTGAACACTAGTGTTTGCGCCGTATTTCCTCTTCTAAGTGTTAATTGTGTTGACATTGTTTTATTTCTCTGAAAAAATATACTTCTTTATTTATTTGACATTATACTAAGTCACCACAATCAATTGTAGCTGTTACAGGTTCTGTAATTAAACCGAAATCAGCATAAGCGGGCATACCAATTCCACCTCCACCACCACCTGATGCTGTTGAATTTATTGTAATTGATTTTGCAAAAGCGTCTGAAACAAAATTGATATTTGTTCCTGGAACAAGCTTCAGTATGTCGGTGGAAGATGATGCCAGAATTAAAGTACCATTTGAATTGATGGTACTAAACGAATCTTGATTGTTGATGAACTTTATAGTATTTAAGTCATCTTTATAAAAAATCTTACCATCAGCATAGTTAATAGCAATTTCACCATGGATTAAGCTTACAGGTACATTACCCGTAACACCAGATTTTTTAATATTAATTATTGTGTTCGATGACATTTATTAAAAAATACCGCCGTCTTTTGTAATTTGATTTGTGCGAACATCATCT